TCATCTATATCAAAATAATTTTTAATAGTTGATATCATATCCTTTTCAAATGTATATTTATAAATATTAATTAAATTATCTTCAAAATGTTTAACTATAATATCTAAAATGAAATTAATCAATATTGTATTATAGAGCCGCATGATATTTAATATATTTAATACTCTTTAATCATTATCAATTTATTATTTTATTTTATCACTTTTATCACTTTTATTCTTAACGGTTTTAGGCCTTTTTTTGGGTGCTAACGATTTTAAAGCAGATGTTTTTTTCTCAACATTTTTGAGTGTATGTTTTCTTGAATTTTTGTTGAATACCAAATTAGGTATATTTTTAATTAAACCATCATTTTTATCATAACTAATGTCTTTAGCTTTTTGCAATTGTTTTTTATTTAATGACTCGTGCAATAATTCAATTAATTCATTTGTCTCGTTGCAATTCATGTCATTTGTTTTTGAATATTTTTCAACAAATTCATCTAATTTACATAACTTAATTGTTCTATTTAATTTACTCCATGGCAAATTTTCTGTATATAGTTTATCTTGTTTAATAATATCATCTAAATTTAATAAATTTAGTTTTGTTTTATAATCTACATCAACATTTTCAGGACTTAAAAGCATAGTTTTATATTTTATATTTTTAAGTTCTACACATTCATCCGTCATATATTAATTATTAAATTAAATTTAACTTGTTTTAACTAATCTATTTCTTCAATTTTTGGACCATCCTCTTCCATTTCTTTTGATGCTGCGCCTGGCATGCCTGCGCCTGGCATGCCTGCGCCTGGCATGCCTGCGCCTGGCATGCCTGCGCCTGGCATGCCTGCGCCTGGCATGCCTGCGCCTGGCATGCCTGCGCCTGGCATGCCTGCGCCTGCTCCCATTTGCATTTTTTCTATAATACTTGATATTTTAGTTTGAAAATCTTTTTCTTTTTCTTCATAAACTGATCTTTCAACCTCTGTGTTGCTACCTAACCAAGTAATACCTTGATTACAAACATCGTTAATATAATCTTTGTCTTCATCTGATAATTTATCTTGAATACTATCGTCGGATAACATACCCTTCGTTTGAAATATTAGATTCTCATAACTATTTCTAGCTTCTATCTTAAGTTTATTGTTTTCATCTTCGGTTTTATATTTTTCAGCATCATTAACCATTCGTTCAATTTCCTCATCACTTAAACGACCCTTATCATTTGTAATTTGTATCTTATGTTCTTTACCTGTGCTTTTTTCAACAGCACCAACACTTAATATACCATTACTATCTATATCATAAGAAACTTCAATTTGCGGACGACCGCGAGGCATAGGAGGAATACCATCAAGTATAAATTCACCTAATTTATTATTATCCTTTGTCATTGCACGTTCTCCTTCAAAAACCTGAATCTGAACGCCTGGTTGATTATCAGCATAAGTAGAAAATGTTTGCGATTTTTTACAAGGTATAGAATGATTTCTCTCAATAAGTGTTGTCATAATACCGCCAGCAGTCTCTAATCCTAACGAAAGCGGTGCTACATCCAATAAAAGAAGATCTTTAAGTGCTTCCGATTTGTTGTTACCACTTAAAATGGCGGCCTGAACCGTAGCACCGTATGCTACCGCCTCGTCTGGATTAATTGATTTACATAATTCTTTCCCATTAAAAAAATCTGATAACATATCTTGAATCTTTGGAATTCTCGTGGAACCACCAACCAAAACAACCTCTCCTACTTGACTTTTTGACATTCCAGCATCTTTTAATACCTTTTCAACTGGACTTAGACATTTTCTAAAATAATCCATATTCATATCCTCAAAACGTGCTCTTGTTATAGTAGAATTAAAATCTAATCCTTCGTGTAAAGAGTCTATCTCAATGTGGGCCTGCGTGGAAGACGATAATGTACGCTTGGCTCGTTCACACGCCGTGCGCAGTCTTCTTAATGCACGCTGATTGTTACCAATATCCATACGATTTTTCTTTTTAAACTCTTGTTTAAAATGTTCTACCATCCGATTATCAAAATCTTCTCCACCTAAATGTGTATCACCCGCGGTAGCCTTAACTTCGAATATTCCTTCATCAATCGTTAATAAAGAAACGTCAAATGTCCCACCGCCTAAATCAAAAATTAACACATTGTGTTCTTCACTTTTTTTATCTAAACCATACGCTATTGCCGCAGCTGTAGGTTCGTTAATAATTCTTAATATATTCAATCCTGCTATTATACCCGCATCTTTAGTCGCTTGCCGCTGCGCATCATTAAAATATGCTGGAACAGTTACAACCGCATTATTTACTTTCTGACCTAAATAAGCTTCTGCTATTTCTTTCATCTTAGTTAGAATAACAGATGAAATCTCTTCTGCGCTAAAGGTTTTTAGTTCGTTTTTATAGTTAACTTTAATTAAAGGTTTATCTGTTTTATCTGGTTCTACAGTAAAAGGCCATAGTTTTATATCATCTTTTATAACAGTATCTGAAAACTTTCTACCTATTAAACGTTTCGCATCAAAAATAGTATTAGAAGGGTTCATTGCTGCTTGATTTTTGGCAGCATCACCGATCAATCGTTCGCTATCATTATAAGCTACATATGAAGGAGTTGTTCTATTGCCTTGATCATTTGCTATAATCTCAACTCTATCATTTTGCCAAATGCCTACACAAGAATACGTAGTTCCTAAATCAATTCCTACTGCTAATTCACTCATTTAGCAGTTATCATTATTAAATCTTTAATTTATTTTAAATAATATATTTATATGAAAAAAATAGTAATTCAAGGTGATAGCACTATAAAAAAATTACTACCAGAACAATATGATGGCACAAGAAAAGAAATTAAAAAATTAGAATTAGACGAACACATGTTTACGCATAGTAAACAAATAGAATTGGTGAATTATTTGTATCTTAATATAGAAACGCAAAATAATAAAATTACACAAAAAAATATCAATGACAAATTAAATAGTTATAAACAGCAGGATATTAAAAATGATATTTATGGAGAAATTTTTTTCATATCTTTAGACCAAACATTACAAAAACTCGTAGAGTCTAAGATGAAATGCGTATATTGTAATTCAAACATTTTTTTAATTTATAAAAATATACGCGAGAATTATCAATGGACATTGGATAGAATCGATAATAATATGGGACATAACACTGATAATGTTGTAATTAGTTGTTTAAAATGTAATCTTGAACGAAGAAATCAAAATATGAATAAATTTATGTTTACAAAAAAATTAAATATAAAAAAGTTAATTAATTAACAATACTTAAAAACTTAAAATTAATAACTTTTAAATGTCTGGTTATGTCACACAGAATGATTTATTATTAAAAAAACTACAGGAATTTTATAAACAAAATAACAGAATAGATAAAATGTTAAATGTAATAAATGGTGAATCAAAAATATCATTACGTATTGTAGATTGGTTTGTAACTAATTACGCAAAAGAGAAATATGTAGTATATACGTTAGATGAATCTCAGCGAATAAAGGTTTATGACAGTTATAAACTAAATTTAAAAGCTTATTCTAAGAAACGGTTTGATCCGTTTTGCAGATGGGATAGAATAACTATACCATATAATGGCAACACACATATTCAAACTACGATTGGTCAATTAAATTTCTTTAAATGGGCAATAGAAAACAATATATTAAATTATATACGAGATAATTATGATGCAATTGAAAAAGATATGAACAGTAGAAATAGTACATCTAGAATTAGTAAAGGGTTATGTAAAGATACAAAAACAAGAAAAAAACGAGAGGAATTATCCATTCATGCTGTCAAAAGTATAAAAAAAGAATCGGTAAATATTATTGTTAAATTTGATTAATATTTAAATATTTAAATATTAATTAAAACAAATGGGACTAGAACAATCTGTAATACAATATGCCAGTTTTGAAGATATAAAAAAAACTACTGAAAAAAATTACATACTTATAAATACATTACCTTCTACAGAACAGAATTGTTTAATTTATAATACTGTATCTATTGAAAATGAGGTTACTAGTGTAGAGCAAGCCATTAAAGATAAATCAATTATTATCATTTATGGATATAATACAAATGATTCAACAATTTATAAAAAATATAAACAAATACGACAACAATTACGTCATAAAAATGTTTTCATATATGCTGGTGGTATGTTTGAATGGTTGTTGATGCAAGATATATATGGTAACGATGAATTTATAACCACTAGTAACGAACTTGATATTCTTAAATATAAATTCATTAGCGATATTAATAAACTTTTAATTAAAAATTGAATGAATTCTTATTAAAGTTAATTTATGTAAAATTAATAGTATGGACCTATCACAAACAAAATTATCTTACACAGAATGGAACAGTATTGAAATACCTGTTTCTAAACAAGAATTGAATATATTAAATTTAATTACAAAAGGATATCATAATATTAATTTAGTATATAACGAACTATCTTCTTTATTGACCATTTTGAAACTAGACAATACCGAATTTCACTGTTATTTATATGATAAATTTATCAAAGAACATATTGATGCTGTAATTATAAAATATAAGATTGATTATAAACATACACATACATCAGACCTGGTTAAAAAGAAATTAAAGAAAGCAGATGAAATTAGGATTGAATCATGTAAAAAAATGATTGAGAATAAAAAACTGATATTTGAATTTGTCTTGCTTGATATTATAAAAAATATTTTCAAATCTAAACAAAAAAGAATGTATTATTATTATACATTGGTGCAATTGAAAGCTTTAAATGTAAGTAATATTAATATCTATTTCTCAAAATATGTGAATTATATTATAAAATTATTTGCAGGTGATATTCCTATTGAAAAATTAGTTGAAAATGCCGACGCTATTATTGAAAAAAATGAGTATATATATAAATACCAAGATATACAATTATATGATCACCAGAAAGAATTGTTTACAATTATAAAAAATCCCAATCCTAAACTAATTTTATATAAGGCGCCAACAGGAACTGGGAAAACTATGAGTCCCATAGGTATTTCGGAAAATTATAAGGTTATATTTGTGTGTGCCGCGAGACACGTTGGGCTAGCTCTCGCAAAAGCAGCAATTTCTATTAACAAAAAAATAGCCTTTAGTTTTGGTTGTAGTGATATTGAGGATGTTAAATTGCATTATTTTGCTGTATCGTCTTGTACGAGAGACAAACGAAACGGAACAATTAGAAAAGTAGATAATTTATATGGCGAAAAAGTAGAAATTATTATCTCAGATATTAAATCATATCCTTCTGCGATGAACTATATGTTGGCTTTTAATGAACCTGAAAATATTGTGCTTTATTGGGATGAGCCAACCATCAGTCTTGACTATGAATCTCATGAACTTCATTCGTTTATTAAAAATAATTGGAAAATAAATGTAATTCCAAACGTAGTTTTATCTTCAGCAACATTTCCAAATGAAACTGAAATATATGAATGTATTGAAGATTTTAAAAATAAGTTTCACGAATATACATCCATATTTACAATCACAAGTCATGATTATAAGAAAACTATACCAATCCTAAATAAAGATAACTTGGTAGAATTGCCGCATCATATATGTAATAATTACGAAGAACTACAAGACACTATAAATTATTGTTGCGATAATTTAACGACGTTGCGTTATATGGACATTACATCTATAATTAAATTTTCAATATTTCTAAAAGAGAATTCATATATTAAAGAGCGATATTCTATCGAAAATTACTTTGAAACTGTAAATGATGTTACAATCTCTAATATAAAATTATGGTATTTAGATCTTCTCAATAATATATCAAAAGAAGTATTTGAAGACGTCAAAACAATTGAACGTAAACCGATCTATAATAGCACAATTAATATCACAACGAGTGATTCTTATACATTGACTGATGGTCCAACTATTTATATGGTTGACGATGTTATAAAAATAGCAAAATATTGCGTACAAACAGCTAAAATCCCTCCTGATGTAATCAAAGACATTCAAAAAAATATAGACTATAATAACAATCTAAGTAAAAAAATTACACAATTAGAAAAGAACTATGATGATGGAACTAAAAAAGATCAAGAGAAAGAAAAGAAAATCAGCGACGATAGAATATGTGAATCAATGAAACTTTTGGCGAAGGAAATCAATGTTTTACGTGGGATGATTAAAACTGTTGAACTTCCGGAATATTTCATTCCTAATAAGAAATTCCATTCAGATAAGTGGAGATATGAATTGAAATCTAACATGTTTACTTCCGATATACAAAGTAAAACGGTTGAAAAAATAATGATGCTCAGCGATGTATCTGATATTTGGAAACTACTACTTTTGATGGGAATAGGAGTGTTTACTAATCATGAAAATAAAAATTATACAGAAATTATGAAAGAACTTACTGAACAACAAAAGTTATTTATGATTATAGCCTCCACAGACTATATTTATGGAACTAATTATCAATTCTGTCATGGATATATTGGAAAAGACCTTGTCAATTTAACGCAGGAAAAAACAATTCAAGCACTTGGGCGGATAGGCAGGAGTAAATTGCAACAAACTTATACATTACGCTTTAGGGACGACGATTTGATAAAAAAAGTTTTCATGCCTACTGACGATAAGCCGGAAGTTGATAATATTAATAAATTATTTACTTCATATTAATTTAAATGTGAGAATGGTGTACTATCAGGTGATATATCTCCGTTTTCTTCATCACTGGAGTAATCACGGAATTCTCCATAATTATAAGACAGAGTAGGTAATTCTGTAATAGAACGTCTTAGTTGCCGCCGTCTACTACTAAATATTTCAGAACTAATATTAGTTGTACTTTCAATCGTATTTGAAGGTGTCGCACGCAATATATTCCAAATATATCCTAAACTTTCATGGTCATTGATTATAGAATTTTGTATCCTGTTAGAATTTTGTATCATCTCAATTGCGTATTCTTGTTTAACTGATTCACGACATAGAGGACACGTTGCACAGCGTGTATTCCAATCATTAAAACAATTAGAACATATAGAATGATTACACTTGTAGTATTTAACATTATTATTGAATAATTCATAACAACAAGGACATTCTTTTTTGAAAATACTTCTATAAAAATGTTGAATTTTTTTGATAGCATCTTGCTTAATTAAATATGATATTCTATCACTCTTACTCTTTGAATTATAAAATATACATTCAGGTTTAGAATACATGTAATCAGGAATAATTGTGAGAATTACGAAATTACTACTAAATTTTTTATTGATTTTATCAACTGAATTTAATAAAATGCAACCATTCTCACATTTTAATCTATGATTACTTAAATTAAAATTAATATTAATTAAGGGTTTAATCACCGAAAGCATTTGAGTAATGGTTTGATAACTATCGATATCATAATGTTTTACTTGTCCTGTATTCATTAGTTTACAACAAACTCTTGTCATTGAAGGCAAATATGGTCTAGGCCAATTTTCCATTCACTTTAATATTAATATAAATTATTAATATTAATCTAATTCAATTTATAATCCCGCTTTACCTTGTTTTAAATACAATGCTACAAGGAAAGAACCTAATCCCATTACATAAACATGCATCCAATGCGGAGGGCACTTTTTAATCCCTAATTTACTTACTAATTTACAATGTTCTGAATGTGGAAAGAATCCCCAAAAAATCGCATTAGCTAAAAAAAATAATATCATTAAATTTGCATCCATCATTATATTATAAAGATATAATTATAATCGGTCATATATAATTATACTAATTATACTAATTACGTTCTATAAACATACAAGGTAGTCCAACACATGTGAAGCAACAAAACAATCCACTTGCACCACAACCTATCATATTTCCTACATTAACTATTGTATGAAGTTTTGAATATGCTTCTATACCTGCCCACACAGAACCTGCATTGCAGAGACAATACATGCAAATAAATTGCGAACAATTTTGTTCGCGCTCTTTCTCCCTTTGCTCTTGAAGTTTATTTTGGATATTATTCTCTCTTTCAATATTGTTAGTCGTAATCATTTATTTGATTTGTGTTTAATACTTAAAATACTTTATTCTGTTTCAATTTTTATTGATTTAATTAAACATAGAAATATTAAAATTATCTAATTCGTTTCCGGTTAATGTAGTATTATTAATTAGGTTATTTGCTATCAAATTAAGGTTCATATTATTTTTCTTTATAATTTCATATGCCATATTGTATGCATACTCTACTAGTTCGGTAACTTTACAATCTATAATTTTTTTTGTATCATCACTCATTTTATCCCCACCCATAGCCATATCTCTACCTAAAAATGGTTTAGATGATGATGAACTGTCGTATAATCCTATCATATCAAATCCAAACTGTGCGACATATTGTCTTGCAATGGAATTAGCTTGTTGTAGATCCGCAGATGCACCGGTTGTGATATCCAGATCGGTTATGTTATAAAAAACCTCGGAATTATCATAATTTGATGGTATAGAACTTTGATAGTTCTCGTATAAAACCACCTCCCCTGCTCTGCCACCAAGTGCTACGATTAAATTAGCAAGTAAATACTTTTTTGTTGGAAAATTCTGATATTTTTCTTTTGATGTAAACAATGTATAGCCACCTGCTCCACCTTTATTCGCATTTATTGTAACTCTTTTCACATCAAAAAATTCACTAAATAATAGCGCAATCAATGTATGTCCCGCTTCATGATATGCAACCAGTTCTATTACATCATCGCCACGGTTTTCTACAGAAGACGGTAATCCAATGGTTATTTTTTCGTATGCATCAACTATATTACTATAAGTAATTTCTGTTAAATTATTTCTAACAGAATAAATTGCGGCTTCATTCGCCAAGTTCGCTATATCTGCACCCGAAAAACCAGACGTCAGTATAGCAACTTCTTTGAGAGAAACACTATTTGCCAGATATTTGTTTCTGAAGTGTACCTTACTAATTGCTTCGCGTCCCTTAATGTCTGGAAGTGGTACATTTACCTTTCGATCAAATCTACCAGGACGTACTAATGCAGAATCCAAAATATCTGCTCTGTTTGTTGCTGCCACAACAATAACACCTGTTGTTTTATCAAAACCATCCATATTAGTTAATATCTGATTTAACGTCTGCTCTCTTTCATCATTTCCCGAATTAATCCCGGCACCGCGCTGTCTACCTATCGCATCTATCTCGTCAATAAAAATTACACATGGTGAGTTTTCTTTGGCGGTATTGAATAATGTTCTTACCCTTGAAGCACCCACACCAACATACATTTCAATGAATTCGGAACCACTCGCAGATATAAAATTAACACCCGCTTCTCCTGCAAGAGCCCTCGCTATAAGTGTTTTACCTGTTCCTGGTTCACCCTCCAGTAAGATACCTTTTGGTATTTTAGCACCAGCATTTACATATTTATCAGGATTTTTTAAAAAATCCACAACTTCAACCAGTTCATTCTTTGCCTCGTCACAACCCGCAACGTCCTTAAATGTTACATTAACTTTATCAAGGTCGGTTATTATTGGTTGCTGTGAAAATGCTGTAAACGGGTTCATACCCATACCCATTCCAACACCAGAACCTTGTGAACGTGTACGAATTATATTTATTACAGAGGTTAAAATAATATAAATAAATATGATTTGAAATCCTAACGGAATATTATTTAATGGGTTGGTAGGTGCTGTAAATATGTCAAAATTAATATTGTTATGAACCAATTTATCAATTATTAAATCAATGGTTTCTGGTAAGGTTTTAATTAAGTGTATATTATTGCCCGCAATTGTATCGCCATGGTTACTATCAATTATTGCGACAGCGTTTGATTTATCTATTATAGTAGCACCATCTATATTGTGCTTTTCTAAATTATTTGTAAAATCATAAAACGTCCATTCAGAACCAACATTATTTCCAGATGTTTTATATACCTCTTCAATTAATTTAGATGGGTTATTGTATATTCTACTTCTTATATTTCTTTTAGGTAAAATACTGACAAAGGCATTAGTAGAATGTACAAACATTAATAATGATAAAATGATGTTCATTATAGTATATTAAGTAATGAATCTTTTAATTTAGTTTAAAGATTATTATATATACACATTATATAATGTGTTATTCAAACCTTTTTAAACTTTTGATAATGGGAACATTAGCTTTAAACGATGGGTTTACGCCAGTATTTAAATCAATGACCAAGATAATTAAACGACGTTTGGATACTGAGAATGAGAGCCCTATTTACGAACTTGAAAACGTTGTAAGAAAAGAAATGCCTTGTGTTTTATTTTTTACT